CTATCATGTGTGAATAGGAAAAGTCGGTCGGAGTAAAGCCCATGTTGGTCAGTATATCGACCGTTTCATTTTCCACATTATCCGTGATGTTTGTGTAAAAGATGTTGCTGTACGATGCTATGGGATTAAATGTCGTTGACCCGTCAAACGTGACCATCTTCTTATTGATAACCAACTCCCCGCTCACCGCATCAAGCGTCCCACCGTAGACTGTGCCTGCGGATTCGAGAGAAACGTCGTATGTTTCACCTGTGTAAGGTTCATAAGTATCATCTGTGTCAGATGCAAAACGAAGCATCGGATATACTGTCCAATTCTCAATCACCGCCCCGTTCTTAATCGTGATATAGCATCTCAGATAACCATCCTCTTGAGGTGTGAACACAACAGGATTATTAGCATCCGTTAAATTAACATTGTACTTGTTCTCTCCGTTTACCCTCACGTTAACAGAAATTAACGCATTCGGAGGTACGGCATTTGCGCTCAGAATATAAGTCCCTGCTTTTAGTGTTATCTCGTCAACTTCCGTAACAAAGTTGAAATATGAATTTGCGTTAGCAGTGCCATTAAATGTCACAGAACCGTCGGAATTTGTGACTCTTGTTACACCTTGATAAGTGCCGTCAACCGACCTATACGGATAACGGATAAGGTTCTTCCCCGCCCTCGTTACCTTAATCGTATCCCACCCCGTGATAGGTCTGACATTATCGGGCGACGGGTCACCACTTCCCGACTGGACAGGCTCGATGTTGACCTTGAGAGATTTCATCGGAACATTATCCGCTCCATCCGTAATATGAGCAATACTGCCACTTGCAGAATCGGTGACATAGGCGGCGGTGTTGTACAAGTCAGTAAATCCGCTCTTTAAGTCAGTTGTTTCCTCTGCCACCGTAGTCCTAGTCCAGTGCCCTGATGTCCAGGCTTCCGGTGTCGTGATCGCGCTCGTGCACTTGTAGAGCTCGTTGTCATACAGTACCATATCGCCCACGGCATATGTTTTCGTTGGGCTATATGCTGCAGCTACGCTCTGCGTTACGGTCTCCGCAGCCGTGTCCACAATCTCCTTGATTTCTTCAGCGATCGATCTGGCTTCCTCGGTGTCCGCATCGGCAGCGTCGTCCGGGACAGGCGATGCGTCGATGTAGGTTCGGAAATTTGCGCTCGCGTAGACTTCCCCGGTACTGGCGTATCTGAAAACGATTCTGGCTTCGCCGTTTCCCGCTGCCGCTGTCATTCTGGTGTCGATTTCAAAAGAGACGCTAGTTCCGCTGATCGTCCCGGTGTACTCATATTTGAGCCCGTCCGATCTGGTTCCCTCCATTTTCGCTGTGTAATCTTCCAGGTCCGTGGTCCCTTCCGGGAGTCCGTGCATCTCAAATACCAGCATGTAGCTCTGGTCGTACTGCGGGACCCGGATCGTCTCCACGTAGCCTTTTGTCTGCAGCGGTAGTCTGTATTCCCTGATCATTGGTTTCTCTCCTTATAGAGCTGTGGTCGCGATGTAAAATACAACCAGGTTAATATTAGTCGTCGCCGCTGACGACCCATTGTTTTTGATATAGATGACAGCTGTCGTGCCAGTAATCGTTGCGGCGTAATATGAAAATTTGGAGTTGTCGAGCAGGATTCCTGCTATTGCCATCGGAGTGTAATCATTATCAGCAACATTAATCTCGACTCTTGCCGTGCCTCCCGCATTAACTGACTGCGAGGTTACACTGGCGATCGGAGACCTCTTGAACATCGCTCTCGTCGCGGTCGTGCTGTATCCCGTGATCGCCTGCATCTTTCCCGCGACCGCTGCGTTGCCGTTTGCGTCAACGGTAAATGCGTTTGAATTGAATCCATCCTCTTCACCTTGCCCTCTGCCGACTGAAAAAAGGAAATTGCCCGGCTTATTAAATTGCCCACAGACAAACTGTCCGACCTTTGTAGCCCTTGTCATCCATCCAAAGGCGGCTGAATACGCGGCGCTAGCCTGATTATCTAGACCCGCGACGAAAGAATGGCTTCCGCTTCTTGTTCCGCTCAGTCGTGAGCCGAACGTGTAAAAAGGACTAACTTCGAGTTGATCTTGGTCATCATAGCTTTCGTCATAGCTAATCTGCATGATTCCGCCGGCGTCTCCAACATCGAAAGACATTTCGGTGGAAGAGAGGTTGACGTGTCCTGAATCTTCCCTGCCTACGCGGACTCTGGCGATGTTACTGCTGTCAATCCATGCTTTAAAATAAGAGATCCCTGTTTTTAAAAGTTCCAGGGCGTCGCGTATCCTCCATCCTGTCGGTGTTGTAGTGTCGTTCGGGCCCTCTCCTTCCGGGTGGACGAAGATGCCGTCAGAATCATCTGTTATAAACTTTTTTGCGGTTTTTCCCGCATTTTCGATGCCGCTCTTGACGGCTCCCTGGTTGTAGACGTTTACTTCTTTTTCGTATGTCATGCCTCTTCCTCCTCATCCTCGAATCTGCAGACGATCGTTCCTCCGTAGCCCATAGTGCTGTTCTGCACGGTGATCGTGTATCCTGTACCGATCTGTGTCATGGCGTCCTCCGTCTTCCTGAACCAAACAAACGACGAAGCTGTAAACTGGCTCGTGATTTCCTTCCTGGAGCGGTACACCTTCGCCGTGAGCGTTGTCGTCGTCAGTGTGTAACTCGTCAGCACGTCGAACACAGTCTGTGTCTTGATTGTGTTCGCATAGTCGGAGAACTGTTTTGCGAGGTCGCGCACGGTCCCCGAGATCCCGCTGTCTTTGATCAGGAAGTCTCCCAGCGTAGCCACCTTCGTGTGATCCGCACAGCTGGTCTCGAGCTTCAGGATCCTGCTCTGCAGGTACAATTCCCCTTCTTCATCGATGATGTAGATCGTATCTCCCAGTGCCGTGTCTTCCGGGTAGTCCACAATGTCTACTTCGTAGTTCACCTGAGCTTCTCTCAGCACTTTAAGCTCAGCGATAGCTTCCTGGCATAGTTGGGCCTGGCTGACTACATCTGACGTATATACACGCATTATATGGGCGCTCTTCCCGGCGGCCTGCCGCATCACATTCGGCATAAATCTTGCCCATTTTTTTAGCGCTTCCCTCGAATACAGATTCTTGCCTGACACATAAAAATCCCCATCGTCGTAGCTGTACCCTTCGAGGTTTATCGGTATATCTGAGTTGTCTCCCGTCCCGCCTACAACGATCAGCCCCGTGGCCAGCTCGTTGATGTTCTTGCTGATCCGGATGGCGTCTACCTGGCGGTTCAGGGTGAGCTGTACACCCTTGTCCTTTCCGCGCTTTTTGTAGACGTTCACGTATTTGTGCACCACCGTCAGTTCGTCAACTTCGAACCCGTAGCTGATCTCTGCACCAAATGTCGCAGCGATCTCGTCCAGGCGTTCTTTCACCGTCTGTTCTTCCTGGAAATACGCCCTGATCTTTCTGGTGCCGTACTTGTTCTTGCCCATCTCGAAGCCGGTGCTCGCGATGTACTTGTTGATGTAGTACTCGATGTTGTAGGCTGCGTCTGCGCTGTACGGCGTACAGATGTCGTTGAGAAGATCCAGCCCTGCGTCTTCCGCGTACACGGTGACCGACTGGTTCTTCGTGTCGGATTCGTACTCGGTGATCGTATAAAACCCTTGTTCGTTTCCGTCCTTGCGTAGGATGTAGTTGCCTATATCCAGCATTGTCTCGACCTGGTTCCTGGTCTCCCTGGTGTAATGGATCGAGAACTCGAAGCTGGACACCCCGGTTTCTACATCCTCCGTCTTGATGTCGTCGTATACGATCAGTCCGCTTCTCAGCTCGGTCGAGGCCATCCCGAGGATGTTCATCGCCCTGTCCGCCGCATACACGATCATAGAAACACCTCCCTGTACCTCATTCCGACTGTCGGCGGGCTTGTGCACCAGTCGCTGCAGGCCCAGCCGATCTGGTTCTCACCGGGCTTGATGACGAACCCCTCCCAATCGTTCCCGAGCGCGCCAAGCCCCGGCATCGGGTCCCCGTTCAGGAGGACCGTTCCATCGGAGCAGTCAACCTCCAGGAGGTCACTCGCTGTAAATTTATTCGGCTCCTCTTTCCAGGTGTCGCAGTACATTTTGTTCAGTTTCCACTTGTAGAGGCCGTTATACATGAGCGTCGGTTTGGTGCCGTATGCCTGGAAGGAGTACGTGATTCTGGTCGCTGTTGCCAGCGTTGCCGTATATGTCTTCGTGATTCCTCCGGCGCTGATTTTTAACTGGTCCCCGTTCTTGGTGAATCGGATGATCTTGTTTGCCTTGACTGCCGGCACGAGGACCTTTTTCTTTTTAACCGTCCTGTACGATGCGCTCCGGTTGTTCCCGAAGTATTTGTTGTAATAAGAAAGATCAATGTCTACCGTGTCCATCGTCTTTCCATTAACTTGGAACCATATCTTGCCCTTCGTTCCTTCCGTGTTTTTGAATACACGGACGCCTGCCAGTTTGTTTCCTGAAGAATCCGAAATGTAGCAGAGGAATCCTCCGATCTGCTTTTTACCGGCTGCGGTCGCCGCGATGCAGCACTTGAGCGTCATCTCCAGCAGGAAGTTGTCCGCCCCTGCATTCCCTGCTTTGTCGGCCGGGATCGCCGCTGTGATACACGGCCCGTGCCATTTGGTCCCGGTACCGTATGCGGTGGCCGTCGTGAAGTACCCGGTCTTGTTGTCTGGGTTCGCCTTGAACGGAGCCATGCCGACAGTTCCTGTTTTTGTAAAACCTGTTTGGACGACCGCGGCAGAGGCATTCGTCGGGTACTTTGCCTGAACCGCCGAGGTCCATGCTGTTTTCGCGCTCATTGCCGCCGACAGGAGCGTCTGCGTTGCCGGCAGTTCTTCTCCGTCGACTTCTTCCGCGTCTCCGAATTGTAGTATATGCTCTTCGTCAAAAAACGCGACGTATCCGCAGTCTCCGTTTCCGGTGACAGTTCCTTCATTGCCTTCTTCGTCGAGATCCGCTTCCTGCAGAAACTGGGCCGTAAGAACTGGGTAAGAAGGGAACGTCCCGTGATAGTCGCAGTAGATCGTGCCGTCCTGCATGAGCTTCGCCTCATGTTCTGTTGTGCTGTACTTGAACGGATCAGCACATGTGAACTGGATCGTCGATACTATGGCGTTCTTTCCCGGCTCCACATCCTCCAGTGTTCCCGGCACTCCGACGAAGTATTTATCGGGTTCGTCCGCAAAGATCAGAACACCCTCGTCGATGTCCAGGATACTTGCGAGCTGGTTGTACGCTTCCCTGAAAGCCTCCGGGCTTTTCGCGCACAGCTGGTACTGCACGGTGATGGTCCGCTCCGGGTATTTTCTGGAAACGAACACAGATCCCGCCTTTGTTCCTGCGGTCTCTGTCGTGATCTCAGAGCTCAGGGCCTCCCTTCCCTGAACCGTGAGCGTTCTGTATCCTTCGATCAGGTTTTCTAAATATTCGCCATTAAGCTGCAGAGCCTCCGCGGGCAGTGGTCTTGCCTTTGGAGTCTCTGTCGTATCAATGAATGCGTACATTAATTGATCCCCTGCTTTCTGTTCTGTCTGACGGTCCTCTTGGCCGCGATCGCCTCCGAATAGGGAGCGATAGTCTGGGCGACCTGTTTTCCGTCGATTTGCGTCTGCACGACGATCACATACTCGGCGCTCTCGCTGATGTTTTCGTCGCTCGTGAAGTTCGCCGCTCCGAGTTTCGGCATCGATGCCAGTTTCGGGATGTTAACCATCTCTTCCATGGCTTTCCAGGAATCGCTGGCCATGTCCTCGATTCCGAGCACCCAGCCTTCGCCGGCCAGTGCTCCAAGCTCGCGCATCGCCTTCGACGGGCTGTGGATCTTGAATTTCTTCTTGATCGCTTTCAGCACCTCATTGGCGAGCGATGTTCCGGCGGAATTGAGCGCAACTTTTTTGCTCTGCATTCCATCGATCAGTCCCTGCATGACCCGTTTTCCGATGCCGGCCATTTCCTTCTGGGCGTTGTTGTAGGTCTTCCGCAACTCTTTGAGGTAGCTGGTCTGCAGGTTCTTCAGCCGTTCAGAGTAGTACTTGTTGGCCACGCTGTTTCCGGTATTCATGAGGGATTCGTACTGTTTGCCGTAGTTTTTGATCCAGGCGCTTGACTTCTTCAGGAGCTCATTGGTGTAGGCCATCCCGGAGCCCATATCCATGCCGAGAATCTCATCCATCATGTTGTCCGGCAGGAGCTTCTTCAGCTTGTTGATATTGTTCCGGTATTTCACGATCATCGTCTTTTGCGCGTTGAAATCCTTCAGGGCTACGTTCCCGTAGTCGTCTGCTGTATACAGGCTGTGTTCCTGGAGTTTCTCTTTGAACGCTTCCCTTCCTTGGATGATGTCGTTGTACTTTGTTTCGTATGTCTTGGCCAGCTTAGCGAACTTGGAATTGACCGAGCTGATGGTCCGGCTGATTTCCTTGCTCATTCCTTCTTTGAATGCCTTAAGGAGTGAATTGTACGCTTTGCTGTAATCTTTGGGCATATCTGCGAGCTTTTTGTCGAGCCCTCCCACAAGCCATTCATAGTCCTTACTCGCCTTGTCTTTCAGGTCTTCTTTGAATTTCTTCAGAGCGTCGGACATCTTGGATGTGACGTCTTTGAGCTTTGTCGCGCTTCCTCTCATCGTTTTGAGTAGACCAGATGTGAGGGTTTTCGCCTGTTTCGCCACTCCGAACTTTCCATCGCTTATACCTTTGGCGAGACCTTCTGAGATCCACTTGCCGTATCGGATCGTGATCTTGGAAGGAGAGCCGATCTGCGCAGTCTTGTGGATGACCTTGTCGGCTTCCGATGCGGCCGCTGCAGCTGCAGCACGTATAGCCCCCAGCTTGCTCCAGATACCATCAGCAAGACCCTGACCAATATTTGCGCCGTGGCTGTACGCTGATCCGTATCCTCCACTCATCCCGTTTACGGCATTGTTTTTGAGGATATTTCCGGCATTGCTGGCGTTTCCTTGCTCGTTTGCGATTCCTTGTGCATAGTTGCTTCCGGTCGCTTTACCAGCCTCAGACGCCTGCGTTTTGCCCTTGTTAAAGGTCGCAGTCATGTTGGCCAGACCCGTGTTCAGGATCTGATTTACTTTTTGGGAAGACGCCTCCGCGCTGGACGTGATGCTGTCTCCCGTTCCGGTCACAGTGTCCAGCATCTGCGTCGTGTACTCTCCGGTCATTCCGGGAAGCTCGCCGATGCCGCTAAGGTATGGTGTGACAAGGGATTCAGCCATTCCCGTTCCTGCGCTCGTCAGGTCGATCCCGGATGCCGTCGTCTGGATGCTGTCCATCAGGCTTGTCGAGGCTTCTTCCACCTGCGGTTTTCCCGCCTCGATTCCTGTCGCCACGCTCTCGGCCTGAGTCATACCGGCTTCTTCTCCGGCGTTGTCACCGTTGATCAGCCCGGTGATGAAGTCTCCGAAACTTGTAAACCCGTTGACGAGTCCGTCTTTGATCATGGTGATGATCTGCATGCCGACGCCGAGCCAGTCCGTGTTGATGATCGTGTCAACCAGCGATTTTACGATCTGTGCCGCTCCTTCGATAATCGCTGGAATGCTCTGCAAAATACCCGAAAGAAGCGATATGATAATCTGCACGCCTCCGGTCAGTATCGCGGGAAGGTTTGCGCCGAGCCCCTGGATAAAACTGACCACCGCCTGAGCCGCCATGGTGATCATCATGGGCAGGCTGTTCCCGATTCCCTGCGCCAGCCCTACGAGAAGCTGTACTCCTGAAGCGATCAGCTGGGGGATCTGGCCGATGATAGATACAGCCAGCGTTCCTACGGCCATGACCGCTTGCGGTACCAAAGTGGGCAGCGCGCTTCCTACTCCGGTGACAAGTGCTGAGATAATTCCTGCGCCTGCGCTCACAATCGACGGAGCCAGTGCTGTGAACGTCTCCAATAGTCCGCCTACAAGCTCTGCGCCTGAAGCGATCAGCGCCGGAATCTGACTGATGATACTACTGGCCAGTGTAGAGATGATTGTTGGGCCTTGCTGCTGCACCATCAGCAGTATTTGGTTGATCTCATCTCCGAACGCGTTATAAACAAGGCCGAGCCCCGCTAAAATAACGCCGACCATTGCTCCCGGTGCCAGCGCTTTGAGTGCCAGTCCGGACAGCTGTGTTACTCCCGTGAACAGGGTACCGAGGCTCTTCGATGCTATGGTTCCGAATTTTCCAAATGCCGACCCCAGTTTCCCGCTGTTGATCATCTGCCAGAATTTGGGAGGGTTTTTGTCAAAACGTCCCGTTGCTGTTTCGACTTTGAAGAGCGCTTGCTGTGCTCTCATGCCGAACTTGTCAAAGATTCCGCCTTCTTTGGAAACCACGGATCCAAGTTTTCCGAACACAGTTGTGGCTCCGCCCTTTAGAAAACTTACGCCGCTGGCTGCTGCTCCGGCCGTGTCTCTGAAGGCTCCGGCCACAGTCTGCAGGCCCCTTCCCAGGGGCATCAGTTTGCCTACCACGCCTTTTGCTACATTAAGTCCGACGAACCCTTTCGCCAGCGTCGGCAGAAGGTGGATAAACTGGATGATCGTGTCCTTGTTGTCGCTGAGGAATGTGGTTACTGCTTCAGCCACTTCTTTGACCTTGGTCTTGAATTCCTCCAGCGCCTTGTTCTTTGCGATCTCTTGCCAGCTCCTCTTGAGGGCCGTACTAGCGCCGGTGCTCCCGGTCCAGATTCCAAACAGCTCCTTGAAGGCGTCGGTGATTTCCTTGACCACGGCGGCCGCCTTGCTCTGTTCGATCTCGTGCCAGCTCTTTTTTAACTGGCTTGTCAGCCCTGTTTCTCCGTCCCACTCAGCGATGCCGAGGACGGTCTTTATCCCGTCTCCGATTGCGTCTATGTACGGTTTAACTTCTTCGAACTTTTTACCGAGAAAATCCGCAAGGCTTGTCAGAACTCCGATGCCCTTTGTTCCGGTCTGTACTGCCAGTCGCATCGGGCCATCGAGCGATTTGTAGATCGTGTCCTGGAGCCCTTCCACTGCTGAGCTGAACTTTACAAGGTCACCCTGGAGGTTATCGTTGACCGTGTTGGCCATCTCCATCGCGGCTCCGTCGCATGCGGAGATCTTCGCGTACAGTTCCGTGAATCTCTCCCCGCTCTGCTCGATGAGCGCGTTGCCGGCGCGGAGCGTCCTGGTATCGAAGATCTTCGACATGATGTCGTTCTTCTCTCCGGCCGTCATTCCGTCCATGGCCTCGCTCAGCTGCGTCAGAACTCCCTGGAGCGGTACCATCTCTCCCGTCGCATCGACGGTCTCTATCCCGAGCTGACTCAGCACTTTCTTTGCTTTGTCTGTCGGCTGGTAGAGGTTTTTCAGCGCGTTTCGAAGCTGTGTTCCGCCTTCGGAACCTTGCATGCCTGCGTCTCCGAGAATGCCCAGTGCCGTGTACGTTTCCGCCAGGTTCAGCCCGCAGAGCTTTGCCTGACCGCCTGCGACCAGAAGGCCCTCACCGAACTCCGCCACGGAGCCGTAGGCGCTGGAGGCTGTGACGGCGAGCATATCTGCCATCTGCGCGGAGCCTTCGCACCTGTCGCCCATGACCGCCATGCCGTTTGCTACCAGCTGGGTAGCGTATTCCAAGCTAAGACCGCCGGCGGCAGCAAGGTTTAGCACTGTTGGGATGTTGTCGTATATTTTCTGGACGTCATATCCCGCCATGGCCATGTTGTTCATAGCCTCTCCTACCTGGACCGCAGAGAACTGGGTGGATTTGCCCAGCTCCTCCGCTTTCTCGCGCAGTGCGTCCATGATCACTACGGGTTTCCCGTCCAGCTCGCCTATTGTACTATCGGTTACACGCATGGTGGCCTGTACCTGTTTCATGGCGGATTCCAGCCCGGAGCCGGCGGCGATAGTCCCGCGTACTATATTGCTCAGCCCGCTCGAGATGGAACTGAACAGCTTCTGCCCTATCCCCATTGCCACGCCCATGCCGAGGCCGCCTCCGAAGCTCTTTTCGAGCTTGCTGGCTGTTCCGAGCGCGGTATTAAACACCTTTGTGAAGTTTTTATCTGTAGCGGAAAGGACCGCCCGCGCTGTATAACTTTCAGACATCTTTCTGTCTCCTGTGTTTTCTGTAGATATCCCCGATTGCTTTGCTCAGCGATTCTCTGATTTTCCCGGTCTTGTTCCCCAGGGCTTTTTCCTCCGCCTTCTCGACGTTGTAGAAGGAGTCGAACGTCGGATACACGTATTGCAGTTTCTTTCCGACCTTCTTCTTATCCTTTGCTCTGAGATTGAGGTAAGCCTGCAGGTGGTTCCGGTAATCCTTGTCTGTCTCTCTGAGCCTGGATGCTTTCACCAGAGTCCTGTATTCGGGTATCGTCACCTGATCTACCTGGTCGTACGAGGTAAATCCGCAGTAGCGGAACAGGAACAGCGCCACATCTTCATAGAGCTCTTTTACGCTCCTTGTTTCGCCTTCTCCTGTTCCTCCGCCATCTGCAGGACCTGTTTGGTCGCCTCTTTGCAACAGTTCGCTTTCGATAAAAAATCGATAACCGTATTGATCAGCTCATCGATGTCGGTTTCCTCCGACTCGATGTACTCTTCCAGTTCGGCTCTGGTGATCCTAGGCTTCTGGCCTTCGTTCGCCACGTCCAGGATCCTCACGAGCTCGATCAGGTCTCCGTCATATACATTGGCGATCGCAAGCACCAGCCCTGCGTCCTTTGTTGCGTTCGGAATCCCTGCCACCGGTACCTTGTATGCACCGCCGATCTTCCGGATAAAACCAAAGCCAAATTTGAAGTTATAAACAGTTCCGTTTATTGTCAGTTCGTTCATGCTTTCCTCCCTTTAAAAAAACGGGGAGCCGATCTTTGTCGACTCCCCTCTCTGATTACGCGCCTGTGGCTGTTGTATCCTTGAATACGAGCGCTGCTACCGCCTGCTGTGTTTCCGTGACTGTGACATCACCCTCGACGCCGAGGCCGTCTACGGCGTACTCGATCGAGATCTCTACGTTGTCCTCCGCGGAGGATGTTCTCTCGATGCTGGTGATGTATCCGTTGTAATAGGTTCCCTTGAACTTGTTATCGCCTGTTCCGGGCTGTTCCAGGTTCGCCTCCCAGCACTCGATCACCTTACTCTCCAGAGCTGCCTTCTCGAGCTTGTCGATGATCTTGTCATCTTTGGGAAGGATCGACGTGGAACTGATCGTGATCTCCGGTGTTCCGGGAGTTCTGATCGGGCCGTCCTTTGTCGCCGTCGAATCAGAGTCAATGCTCGTCGAGCGGCTGTTCTCCGTTACGAACGCCAGAAGCGTTCCGGCATCTGCCGCCGCGTTCTCGAGTACTCTGAAAAGATACACAAGTTTGCTGCCCTTGACGGGCGTTGCATACATCTGCAGATTCATATCGTTTTCTCCTTTTTCTTAATAGTGCATATACGTTGCATCTACCACCCCGTGAAGGAGCGGAGTCTTTGTTGTAGTATCCGGGAGGATGTTTGATGTGAGGCTTCGCAGGTCCCATACATAGTTTTCCGTGCCACTTACAGCACGCAGGATTTCTTTCACCTGTTTCACGATTTCCGAAAGGGTCCCCCTCTCAGTTACCTTGTTATGCCAGACGTGAATCCGTATGTCGGTCCTTCCCCACGGGTTTATCCCCTTGTCCTTGATCCGGTAGTCATCGCCGTCAGTAACGTCGCCCATATACACGAATGGGTACGGCGTGTCCTCCGGTGGCAGTGCTCCGTCGTAGACGTTCTCCGGTCCGAAGGTTCCACGAAGGTCTACCAGGATTTTGGTATACAGTTCCTGTTGCGAATCCATGTTCTCTCTCCTAATTGCACAGCTTTTTGATGGTATCAAAGAAGCGGGCGCTCTCCTGATTGTAGGCGGGTCGGATGTACGGCTGCGCCGCCATGAATCTGGTACCGTATTCCACATAGGCGGCGTATTCCGCATACGGTTCCACGATCGCCGTCAGTCCTCCATCGGCGATGTCCAGCTCGATGGAATCCTTGAGGGTTCCCGTCTTTACCGGGCAGCATATCTGCGCGGTCGTCTGCATCTCGGAGCCGTGGAACTTGACAGCTGCCTTGACAGCTTCCATATCCACCGCGCTTTGCAGGTGCCCGCAGAGCACGTCCATTCCATCCCACTTAATTTTGAAATCCATCACTGTACCTCGTGAACTATGAATGCGTCCTTTACTCGGAGCGGGATTCTCCGGTCTACCTGGTAGATCTTTTCTCCCACTCTTATGTTCTGGAACTTGTTAGGATAGTGGTTCTGCAGTCGTATCGTCAGGCTCCCCTCTTTGATCTCTCCGTAGATCAGCTTCATGGTTTCGATTCCCGTCCGATTCACCGACGCCAGCTTCTCTACTTCGACCACGGTCGGTTCTTTGTAGTTGCCGGTGCCGGCATCGTAGTCTCCTTGGGTTTCCGTTCTGAAATACACCGGAGTGTCGAATCTCATAGGAATCTCACCACTCCCTTCTTGCTTCCGCCGTGCTCCATGAGCCAGTCGTTGATCTCTTCCTCGAAGCCGGCGAAGTCGTCCCCTTCGGACCACGAGATGCTTTCGCCTTCTACGGTGTGGGAGCTTGCCCCTTCTGAGCCGATCCGGTTGAATCTGCGCACGGCCGCCTCGACCACTATGTACTCGAGCTCTGGTGGCACATCTTCAACTCCGCCGAGCATCTGTTTGAATCGCTCTTCTGTGATTAAGAAAACGCTTGTTACAAGGCTGTTCTCAACTCCGAGGAGCTTCTCTATCTTTTCCAGCATCGGCCTTCCTCCGCTTTCTTGGCTTCTTTACCGGCTCTGTGGGCACTTCTTCCACCACTTCCTCCAAAGGCTCCACAGCGGCCTCTACGGGCTCGACAGGGGGTGCCTGAATGGGTGCGATCAGCGGTCTGCCTCGAAGGTTGTTGCTCCCGGCAAGCTCCGCGATCCTTCCGGGTGACGGCTTCGCGCCTGGGCGCGGGTAAAGCTCGCCTTTTTCGTAACGGTACGGGAGCCTTCCGCCCTTTACCGGTATCGTGTCCATCAGGTCATCAAACATCTCTAAAACTATAAACACTTCGTTCCTCCCTTAAAAAGGGACGGCCCTTGTGACCGCCCCTTCGATCTTTTCTTAGGCGCCAGTCTTGTTGATGGCCGCCTTGAATACGCCATCGATGAACTCCGGATAAAACTCCACGCTGCAGAAGAGCAGGGTCGTAACGGAGGCGTTGTCGGACACGATCTGGTGTGTCATGCCTACGAGACCGGACTCGTCGCCGGTAAGCGCGAAGCTCTGAGCGAGGTCGCCGCCGGTCGCGGGAACGTATGCGCCGTTCAGGTTCTCCTGCACAGTGCCAATGACGGTGCCTGCGGTCAGGCCGGGATTGACGATCACGGTGCCGAGGCCGAGGAAGTTCTCAATGTAGGAGAAACCGAACGCGGTCTGGAGCGTGATGGATGCGCTTCCGAGGTATGTGCCGATGTCTTTCGCGGAAACGAAGTAGACGGGTGTGACGTCCTTGTCGACGTAGTATTCCTGGAGCTTGGTCCATACGTTTGCGAGTGCCTCCTGCAGGCTTGTGCCGGGATCCGCGGTGCCGGTGCCCTGCTCGATGGTGGTGAAGAAGGACTTCTTCACGCCACCTCTTACTGCGGAGACGAGCTGTTCATCGGACTGGTTGATCGCTACGTCGCGGCCATTGCGCTGGATTGCCTCAGCGGTGGTCTGTCTGCGGTACTTGCCGAGGGAGAGCTCGATGGTCTTGGCCAGCTCTCTCTGGACCTTGGTCAGCGGGATCACTTCGCCCTCTTCGACCTGGTTGGCGAGGGTGACTGTTTTCCACTTATAAATCTTGATGATGCTTCCTGCGCTCATGGGATTCATCGATGTGACGCCCAGGATTCTCTGCAGGGTCTCGAGGTTGCTGCGGATTCTGGATGTAAAGTCCACGGAGATCGCGGGAGCGTAGTCCGCCGCGACGTTTTCATTCTCGGGCACATCGTACATCTGAAGGAGCATTCTGTTTCTGTTCATGGTCTCTCTTTCCTTTCTTTTCTTTGTTCACTTACTTGAACAAATGCATATTCTCTTTGATCAGGCGCTGTCTCTCGATCGGGTTCTTGACCGCCATGATCTGTTCTTTGGTGATGGTTGACTTCTTGCCGGTCTTGGGTGTGCTCCCCTTGTACCGGTCCTTGACCGCCGCAGTTACGTCGGCGTCCCTGTCGGCGAGGTAGTCATCGATGTTCTCCTGCGTGGTATCCGCGTCGTCGTCGATCAGTCTCTCGAGGATCCTGTCGGAGATTGTCACCTTCTTGTCAGCGCAGTACTGTCTGGCGCTCCGGAGCATCTCTGCTCTTGCGTCCTTCTTCTCCAGTTCCGCTACCTTTCTTCGGAGGTCTGCCATCTCGCGATCTTCCTTGGACTGGGAGGATTTCTCTCTGAGCTTTTCCGCCTCGGACTTTGCGCCCTGCTTGCGTTTCCACTCTGCCTTCTTTCTGCGGATGATCTGGTTCATCTGCTTCTCGGTGTACTTCGGCTTATCCTCTTCCTCTTCCGGTTCGTCCTCTTCGTGCTCATCTTCTTCAGGCTCTTCGTCGTCCTCATGATCCTCGTTGTTCGGATCTACAGGCTCTCCGCCTTCCGGATCATCGGCATACATCTGCAGGTTCATCAGCATCTCTTCCAGCGCCTTCTTTTTCATTTGGTTCTCCCTTTCTGGCTATTTGCCATGCCGTAATTTTTTAGGAGCGTCACGCCTGCTCCCTGTTTCCGTAGCTTTTTACGGGATCCACGCCTGCCCGGGTTCCGTAGCTTTTCATGTCCTCCACGCCTGGACAATAAAAAACGGCCTCTCAGCCGTTTGTTACCGTTTTTACGTTCTGCGGGTATTCGTCCGCGATCATCTCCAGCCCCAGCCACAGGGTATCGATGAGGACTTTCAGCTCCTCTGACACCTGTTCGCCCCACACGAAGCCCTGTATCTGCCCCGTGCTGGTGTCTACAGCCGTTTTCACGTCGTCCTCGGTGAAACTCTCCACCCCTGCTTTGAAAGCCTGCACAAGGGCCGACACGCCTGCGCATACGATGTCGTGGCCCGGTTCCCCGGCGCCTGCATGCCCTGTGATGGTCAGCTGCGTTCTGGTTATCTCCGCTGTGATCATCGTTTCCCTCCCATTATTCTGTTTCAAATTCTCCAAACGGTACCCCTCTTGCCGCCGCTCCGCTGTCTACCCATTCATGGAACTTGTCCGGGTCCATGTAGGCCGCGGTACTGCATCTGCACCATGGGTGCATCGGCGGTGCGTTCAGCCCGGGTTGCATATCCTCCACCTTGTGGTGTGTTCCGTTCAGTGTCGCGCATTCCGGGCAGCAGCTAGGCTCCGCGATGAAGGTGTATTCATCGAAGCCGTTTCTCTCGTAACTGAGCTTTTGGGACATCGTCTGGACGTTCCGCATCTCCGTCACGAGGAGCCGTTCCGCCGCGTATCTTGAGGTGTCGTACTTCTTTCGGATTTTGACCGCCAGCTGTTTCGGGTTTCGGCCCTGGACCAGCCCGATCGTCAGTTCCTTGTAGAGGTCCTCTCTCAGCTCTGCCTGCTGTCCCCATACACGGCCCCAGATGTTTGTCGAGAAGGTTGGCTCCCCTTCGCCCCTTGTGGGCGCCTGAAAGGAGGCGTTTATGATGGCGTGCGCCCTCTTTTCCGGTTGCCCGACGGACATCCCCAGGATTCCTGCTTGGCGTGTGAATTCTTCCATTGCCGTGCCGGTGAGCGCTTCCTCCATGACGTGCTGTACGTCGCTGTACGCCACAGCCGTTTCCATCCCGATCCTCGACTTGATCATCTCCAGCCGGTTGACCTTCATGGTCAGGTTGTAGATCCTCATTTCCAGGTTGGCTTCGTCGGAGAGGTCCTTCGTCTCCACGTAGTGCTTTGCTTTCCGTCCGTACTCCTCGATGTCGAGCTGGGATACACGGCGCTTTGCCTCCGCGACCGTGATTCCTTCCTTCTCGGCGTACTTGGCATAAAAGGAATCGATTTCCTTCTGGATGTTGTCCTGCATCATCGTGAAGATCCGGCGCAGTCTCTTTTCGTAGTCCTCTTCGTGTTCCTTGACGAGCTTGCGTCTCTCAGCTTCTCGCTGTTCCCAGTATTCTCTGTTTGATGTCGCCATTATTCCCCCGTTCTCGCTGCGTACGCGGCCCACACGGGCGTTTTAAGGCGTCCCCTGTCCATCTGTTCCATCGTTCCCGTTCTGCGCCTGCATTTGTGCGACGATCCTCTGTTCCTCGATCGCCTGCTCTACAGCCTTCTGCCTTGCTTCCTCCTGTTCCTTCTGGATTCGGTCAAGTTCTGCGCTTACGTCGTCCACGATGGAGAGGACCTTGAGCTGTGTTTCCTGGGAGACGATTCCGGCGAGCTTGCCGGCGACGTCTGCCTCATCGGAAATGTTGGCCGGGAAGTTCTGGTAGAAGTGGGTGTGCACTTTCACCCAGTCGTCTGCCGTTACCCCTTTTGTCTGCGCCACGGGATGCGAGAAAATTACCCGGTAGCGGCGGTTCATTCCGGAGGCAAATTTGCGCTCTTTGGTCTTTGCCAGGTTGGACATCGACAGGAGCTTGTACCGCAGGGCGATTCCGGAGCTCGTGCCGAAGTCCTCATCAGAAATGTTGGCCACCATGCTCGTCTGGTAGATCAGCCGTTCCAATCGGTTGATGAGGTTTTCCTGCGTCGAGTCGCCGTTCGGTTTCGCGAGGAACTCGACCACGGGCGTCCGTTCTCCGGTTCCGTAGAAATTGATGATCCTCTTGTCGCGGAGGTTGTCGATTTCCCGCTTGTCCAACCGCTCTCCGAGGACCTTGAGGTATGCGTCCGCGAAGTAGTCCACGTCGTTTGCCTTCTCGGATATCGCTTTGTTGTAGGCGTTGATCATCGGCAGGACGCTCTCAAAGATTCCCGTTTGCTCGTCGTTCTCGTCGTACTCCGTTGCCGGCACATCATCAAATCCGTGCTCTTTTGCTTCTCCGTCCCATTTGTATCCGCCATCATTCACGAAGTCCTGCACGGTCGTCTTGTCGCTCCAGCTTCCTCGCTCTGTATCCTCGGCGTCGGTGTAGTAGCGGATAAAATACATCGGGCGCTCCAGAATCGAATCGTCCACCAAGAAGAAGCTCTCTATCGGCGAGAGGTAGGTGATTCCGATCTCTCCGTCTTCGTCGGTGTAATACATTTCGTGAGCGCTTCCGTGAATATCCGCGATCTTCGCCAGCTCTGCGTTGTTGTTGTCCTGATCGTTGTACTGGTCCAAATACTCCAGAAACGCTTCGACCTGTTTGTCATCGCTGGTCGTTCGTATCGGGTTTCCGCAGAAGAATCCATTAAACGTGTCCGTGATGTACTTGGCGAAGTTTACGCTGATCCGGTTGTCTGGCTTGTATGCCGGCTTCCTATCCTGTCTGTAGATGTCGTATTTGTTTTCGTAGGCGTCCTGCAGCGGCTGTTTGTCCCTTGCTACGTCTGCTTTGTGCTGTGCGATGTATTTCGAAAGGAGCGCCGGCGTCATTTCCGTGTCCTTGGGTATTCTGTAAAACATCAAATCCCTCCTTCGAAGCCCTGGTAGTGAGCCGTGCCCTTCTCCATCTCACGAAGCAGGGATGCCACACTGTCTGGCGCATCGTCGTGTTCCGCGTGCTCGGTGTAATCCAGAATCATGCTGATGTATTCCGGGTCCGTTCCGTCGAGCCACTTGATCTTGTTCCAGGCTCTTCTCAGGTACGTGCTGATTTTCAGAAACTTGTTCATGCTCTCGTGGTAGGTCCGGACGTAGAAGTCCAGCTCTTCCAGTTCCTTCGCCAGATAGCCCTTGTCGGCGTTCCGCTCGCACGAAATTGAGCCGGCCTGCATCTGCGCATGGATGTTCACTATCTCCACGAGGCATTCGTCTACGTGCTTTTGCCAGAGGCGTCCGTACGCTGTGTACGTGCCGTCTGGATGCTCTTTTATGACCGTGTAGGCAGTATAGTCCTCTCCGCCGTACGCGGCGTCTACGTGTGCCCTGCCGCCGTAGATCTGGCTCTCATCGCTCGTGTACTGCGGGTCCTTGAACATCGCATCCTTGTCGGCGATGTGCTTGAGCTCGTAGTTTGCTGCAAACAGCGAGTCGCTCATGCTTGTCCGAAGCTCCGCCAGCTGATCCTTGCTGATGAGACCAGTACTGTAGCAGTCATATTTCCTGACGTTTGGCATCATCGAGATCGCATCTTCCTTATGCCACGGAGTTCCGGTATTGATGAACCGCCCGCCTCTGTTCTTGATGTTCTGCAGCTCCATGAAGGCCAGCTTTGTGGTCTCCCTCTCTGCTCGGGATACACGGTCCTTGAGGTTGACGATATCGTCCGTGATCACGATGTCCGCGTGCTTACCTGTGATACTGGTTCCGATGCCCAGCCCGGTGATCTGGTTGGCGCCCTTGGTGGAACTATTCAGGGTCGTATTGATCTCTGACCCGTTGTAGCGCGTAAATTGCACGGGCTTACCCCAGAGCGCTTTGCTCATCTGCTGAAACACGCCCGTGCTCAACATCTTCTGGACCTGTCTGGCTACCTCGGTCACGTCCGTGTCTGTTTTTCTGAAATACATCACGGTCTCGTACGGAAGCGTCACCGTGTGAATCGCAAGGAATAAAGAAAGCACTGTAGTCTTGAAGGAGCCACGGTGCGAGAGGAGTGTCTGGTCATCGGTTGCGTACATGAAGTTCTTGAGCCAGTCGTTATGCAGTTCCGTGAGGTCCTTGAACCCCATCCAGTGGCCGATCTCTACGGGGTTCTCACTCAGCAGGTTGTAGATTTGCTCTCTGCTTAGCAAAGAATGCCTCCATTTCCTTCACGGTATCGTCCGTTGCATCCTTCGTCTCGATGTTGATCTGGTCGGCCATTCCTGCGTGGTTCTTGAGCCAGAAGATCATTGCGGTTGTGTTTCCCTTACACGCGGCCTGGTAGAGCGCCCGGCGTACCGATATTTGCCCTTTGGCCCTTTTTTGTGCGAAGGTCACCGCAAATGTTTGTTCATACGTCCTCTTGCACCATCTCTCTATCGTATCTTCGGAGCAATCGAACCACCCGGCGATCTCTGCCTTCGTGCACTGGAGTGAGCACAGGTTCTCGAATTGCCCCCTGTCAATCTCTATTGTCGGTCTCCCCATCTTCGCCATACATTATTCCTCCAGCGGATATATGATCACGGGTGTTGGGTCCTGCATGTACTCAAGACTCGGGATCGTATTGACGTATATCCAGTCCATAGCCTCTTCGTCCGACTTTCCGCTCTTCATCAGGACCTGGACCATCTTTCTGAAGTCGTATACAGCGGCTCCCTCGTGGGTTGCTCCGATGTAGGCTTCGTCGAAATCTTCCAGAATCGCTGTTCCTTCTTCCAGTTGTTCCTCTATCTGTTCCCTTGTAGCCATCCTTACTCCACGTCCTTGATCAGTTTCGCGTCATCACCGGTGAATTTTTCGTATCTGTCGATGATTACGTCCGCATACCGGGGATCGTACTCCATCATTCGGCATTTTCTGCCGGTCTGTTCGCAGGCGATCAGTGTTGATCCCGACCCTCCGAATAAATCCAGGACTATATCGCCCTTCCGGGAGGAGTTCTGGATCTGGTATACGAGGAGCGGTATCGGCTTCATGGTCGGGTGCATGTCGTCAGCAGTCGGCTTCTTTTCCCGCATGATTGTTGTTGCGGTGTACTGATATATCTCCTTCAGGAGCTTTATGGCTTCGTCCTTCTTCATGTGGTCGAAGTCCGGGGATTCCGGTATCTCGATGGTGGTCGACTCTTTCCTGCTTTCGGTGAAGTAGTGCGGGCCTTCTTTCCATCCGTAGAGAATCGGTTCATGCTGCCAGTGGTAGTCGCTCCTGCCCAGTACGAAGGTGTTCTTTACCCAGATCAGCTGTTCCCTTACTTCCAGATTGTTGTCCAGAAGCGCCTGAAGGAAGGCCGCTGCGGTCCTTGAAGCGTAGTAAATATAAAAAGGAGCCCCCTTTGCGAGGACTTCTTCCATGTTGCTGAATGCCGACCGCAGGAATTCTTCAAAGGCGAAGCCTGCCATATTGTCGTTTTCGATCGTCATTCCGTCGCTGTTTTCAATGTTGACGTTGTAGGGCGGGTCCGTTACGCACAGGTCTGCTTCTTCTCCGTTCATCAGCGCTCTTACGTCATCTTCGTTCGTGCTGTCGCCTACCATGAGACGATGATCACCCAGCATATATATCTGCCCACGCTTACAGTTGGGCTCTGCAGGCAGCGGAGCATCGAAGTTATCATCTTCCCCAGGTACTCGTTCCTCCGGGTCATCGATCTCGAATCCGAAGTCTGACATGTCGATTTCTTCTATTTGGCCGAGCTCCACCTCCAGCTTGTCCAGATTGAAGTCGGAATTCATCGTGAGCTTGTTGTGGATCAGTGTGTAAGCTCTGCGCTGTTCCTCTGTGAGATGGTCCAGCCGGATGACCGGCACCTCTTTCATGTCCATAATCGAACAGGCCAGCCATCTTCCGTGCCCTTCGACAATCAGGTTGTCTTTGCCGTACACTGCGATCGGGTCGTTCATCCCGAATTCCTCAATAGAGCGGATGATCTGCTCGACCTGTTCCGGTGGGTGCTCTTTGGCGTTCCCCTCGTACGGTGTAAGCGATTCGATGTCGACGTATTCTATTTTCAGCATTTTCCCTCCCTACTACTAATGCACAAAAATCGGTATTCACCTTTGGCAGGATTACCTCTTGTATACCCCTGCCCTCAGAGCTAATATGCACACAACCTAAAAAAGACACCTCGAAAGGAGTTTGAAATGAAAAATTTTTACGGTTCCAAAGGCGACAAGAAGCTCTCTTTGAATGACCTTTGCAGGTTCCTGCGGAAAGAGCGGCAGGCGGGCGCGGATGAGGTTTTTATCCGCACGACTTATATCTCCGGTTGCCGGGACGATGTTGATATGTGTGCTCACGCGGTTTCCTGCAAAGTCTACCGCATCATCAGCCCTGAGCTTCTCGAGCGTCATGAATTTCCTGACTGCTACCACTTCGTGTTTTGAAAGGAGGCACCTATGAAAATCCAAGAAGCAATGAGAACCCTCCGCCTTCCCAACCCGTCAACTCCGGAAGATCTGGAGTGCCGCTGGTCTAAGGTCTTACGGTATGGGGACAAGGTTTTGGTCACCGGCTCCTATTTCCTCGGGCGTCCGTCCTATTTCGGAGCCGTTTACGAGTTCCTGACGGATGACCATTCTTGTGAAGGTCCTATCGGCCTGACGGCCGTCAGTGACGTCGAGTTCTTCGACGACGGGCACGCGATCGCCTGGGCCCTAAAGCAATAAAAAGACAGCCCCTTCGAGGGCTGTTTTTTGTTTCATCAAAAAAGGCACCCTTTTGGGTGCCTTTGCTGGATCTTCGTTATTTCTTTTTCTTTGCGGCGGCTTTCTTCTTCTTGGCGTAATCGCTAAGGAAACCTCCTCTCGCCACCGATTTGAAAACATCTTCTTTGGAAAGCTGCACTCCGTAAAGTGCTTTGGACTTTCTTACGGTATCGTCTACCTGCGCTCTGTAGGTCGCGTCGTTTTTATAATTCTTCTTCAGCTGTTCTACTGTCGGCATATCTTTTACCTCCCGTTTTTCTTTTTACATATCTCAGAATCTGCCATTTGTCAAGAATATTAGTCCTCGTTATGGTTTTGGAATCTCCACGCGCTTTGGCCTGCGTTGGACCTGCTTCTCACGTCACCTCTTCTTAGTGTTTCGCCGGTCACAACAGTGAGGGCGCTTCTATCAAAAACAGCCAGGTAGTGGTCTTGTACTTTGCGCCCGGAGCCGTCCGTGACAACGTTGTAGCCGAAAAGTGTAGCGAATACACTTTTTTTAGCATCCGCTCCCCAGCTGTTATTCTTGCTTCCGGTCATCGCCATGATTCTCGCGTATGCCTTCGGATGCGATCTTTTGAAGCCTGATATCTTTCTGCTGAGGGCGCTATCGCTTATAACTCGCGCGTTGTGATTAAGGATTGCCTTTGTCTGGCGACCATAGTTTGTTCTGTCCATATACGAGGCACTTCCGGACGGCGATGTCGAGAAGTATATTCCGTCGCCAAGCCTTCCGGATGGTATGTACTGGTCGGATTTTCCGTGCAGCTGCTCTGCGTATTGCCTTCCCTGTGCGCTCGATGTTGCTCTGTCACCATGGAATATATAGTACTGGTAATCGAGGCTCTGGTTTCCGGCGTTTATCTCGTTTTCCAGATCCATCTCTGTCCTGACCGTAGCCGGCTTTCTGGCAGATATCCCGGTTGCATTGAAGAATTTTTGCGTATCTCCCGGGTCCTGGTCTGACTTCGTGATTCTTGTGGTCCTTACAATCCTGTCGATCTCTCCTGCGAGCTGCTGATCCGCCGCGGCTCCGCTCTTCTGTGCCAGTGCCTGGAGCTGGCTGAGATTTGCCGTAGCACTGCTTGCCGCAGCCACTCTCGACGCTCCGCCTCCGCCGCCATTACTGGTTCCCTGTCCCGTATTTCCCATCTTTTTCCCCACAAAAAAAGCAGGCACTTTCGTGTCTGCTTGTAACCTCTTGATTACTTTTTCTTGTCTTTGCTCTTCTTGGCGAGCTGTGCGTTGATCCTCTCGATCTTCTTCCGTTGGGCTGCCGTAGGTTTCGACATATTAATTGGCATCTTCGGCGGTGTGTCCCACCTGTCGTATCCGTCTTTTGCTCTTGCCATCGTTTACCTCCCTTATTCGACTTCTACAACCACTTCTATCTGATCGAGGTTCAGGCTGTATTTTGATCCTCCCTTTCTTCTTGCCTTGTTTCCGGAGAGCTTAACATCTACGATCTTGTAGTTGTTCTTTCCGTTTTTCGAAGGAGCAAGGAGAAATTCTCCAAAGTCATCACCTCGGCTCATTCTGCTTCCACGCATTGGCGTCTTGCTTATTCCGGGCATCATCCCTTGTGCGCTTGCTTTCGTTCGATACGTGATCTTTATTTCTCGTGTCGTGAACGTTGACGGATCTGACGCTCTTGCAAAATCATTATACGAGGTCGACAGGATTCTGTTGTCTGTATAACTCCGTCCCACGAGGGCCGCCCTCATCTGTGCTACGCTCATTCTTGAGTGTCCTCCTCTGATTCCAGCCTGACTCAGCATCTCGTCCAGAGCTTCACCATGGTCGTATCTGGTCAGTGTGATATTGTAGCCCACATTATGCATCGCTCCTTCGATGGTTGTAAAGGTTTTTTGCTGACTTTTTGTCATCCTTCCGTTCTGCATAGCATAGTTCATATTCTGGCTGTAATTATACAGCGATCCCGCTGTGGGGTTTGGATTCATATACAGATCCAGTGCTGCCTGTTCTGCAGCAGTCAGATTCTGTCTTGCATAGTATTGCCTGCCGGCATACAGTTGGTGGAACCCTGCCAGGTCTGTATCACTAAATCCGCGCGCATCCACTGTCGGTGTCGGCGTCGGCGGTGCTACTCTTCCTCCACCACCGCTCCGTGTATTGCCCGAGCTCTGTCCGGTGTTACCCATGCTTTTCTCTGTACCTCTCTATTCTGGTAGTTTGGTTGCTTTTGAATGTGACATAGGGAACATTCCGCTTTTCCAGCAGGGTCTTGAATTCTACCGTCAAAACGCCGTACACGATCACTCCTTTTGGGTTGAATAAATCAAAATACCGGCGGCATCCTCGGATAAAATTTGTCCTTGCGTCCGCGTACCTTGTGACTCCTACGGTGGATATCGCGACCCAGCTTTCTTCCGGCTGTCCTTCGAACGTCCACTCGAAGCTGTCATCGCCGCTCCACCCTGGCGTCGGTATGACGGTCATTCCCTGTGACTGCCAAAAGGCACCCATGAGCTGGTTGCGGTAGTGCTGGTATTGGCGCAGTGGTTTCGGAAAGTCCGTATAGCTCGAATACTGCGTCTGCACGACAGCTCTGAACTGCTTCAATTTTTCCGTGTAGACGATCGGCTTGTTCCATACACGCTCGAATTGATAGTCGTCCACAAAAAAATGAACGCCATGATTTCCAGGGCGCTCATCTCTTAAAAACTTATCAAAGCCTATCAGTTCGTCTATTTTTGGCATTTCTTCGAGAGGTTCCATGATCGGGAATCCTTTCTCTGTGAGCCTGAGCCCTTGCAGAAGGTCAAAGTTCACACCGTATAAGGTACGGTCCCTCTCGTTTACATACTGTTTTCCCATATATCACCACAGCCCATAGTTGGGCCCTAATACATACATAAGCCACGGCCGGGTGCTGGCCCCGGTGCCTGGGAGGTTGGCATCATCTGTGACCGTGACATTGGACCCTTTGCGGGTCCACGGCGCCATGGTTTTTTTCGCGCTATCGGCATGCGCGGACTTAGGAGGAGTCAAAAAGAGCACCGGCGGGTACCGATGCTCTTTTTTCTTGATCATTTAGGTGTTTGCACACTTTTCACCTGTATCAAATTATAAAAAAAACATGTAGCAAAATCAAGTAATTTCTTTCTTTTTCTGCCTTTTTCTTTATTTTACTCTTTTTTACTCATTTTTTCTTCGTATTCCTTCCGGCGTCGGTGTACAGTCCACCTTGAAATCCCCAGCCTGGCTCCTACCCTGCCCCACGGAATCAGGTCTATGTAGTGCGCCTTGATCACGGGATATTTGTCGAGATTATACAGCTGCGTATAGTGGTGCCTCTTCTCATACAACTTTCTTTCGAGATTACGTATTTTCCGGTCAAGTTGATCTACGTCGGCCATCCAACTCTCCATCTGGTTGCTTGCGGATGTCTGGACCTTTTCCCGGGAGTAATCGATCGCCCCTGGGAAGATTGAAACATACCGATTTTTCCTCTTTTCTTTCAGTCTCCTGATCTCGTATTCGTCTTCTCTCAGTTCTTCGTATATGCTCTGAAGGTCCATACTTGCTCCTATTTTGCCGTTGTGACCGATTTGCTGATGCTGCCAAGGATTTTTATTGCCTCCATCAGCGTTAAGTCCTTACTCATAACCGCTGTTATGAAGTCTTTTTCGACAATTCCGTTCAGAGCGTGCTCCAAGCTGGTGTAATAACCAGCCGGAGGGCCGTACGCCGGGCGCTCTTCTTGTCTTCCGTCCTTATATGTGACAATCTCGGTCTTGTGCTTATCAATCCTTGGCATGTAGTTGCCGTTCTCGTCTACCTCAACCACCCATTTTTCATTCACTCTTATCATGATCTGTTCCTCCATCACTCCGATCCCAGCCACTCGTCTATAGTCATCTGTCCTGGGATATCCTCTTCCACACTCTGTTTTGGCTCGTGTTTCAGGATGTCGATGATCTGTTTCCCGGCGTACGGTTTGTTTTTAAGACCACATGCGGGCCATTTTTGCGCCCAGTCAGTGGCTTCGCTTCGTGTGACTCCGTACACCTCGCATTTCTGGATCATCCGTGTCCTGTAGCCGCCCTTGGAGAAGTGAATGCAATCACCGCACGTTCCTTCTCCATTCGAGAATCTCGCATGCATTTCCTCGATCTTCCTCATCCTGTTCCTCGCATTCTTTATAGCCGGCATAGTTGGGCTTGTCGCATATACAGCACGGATACTTCCACCACATGGTCCGGTAATATTTGCATGTCTCGCACATCGTATCTCCCTGTTTCCCTTGAATCTCTTTTCCTGCTCGTAGGTTACGCTTCCTCATACACCTCTATTCTAGGTGATGGTTCGCGCCCGATTTGGAACGGTTCATCCCATCGGCTTAGCCCGCGTTTGTACCTGATTGCGTCCCAGATACACTCCGCGATCATCATGTCTTCCGTTTTTTCTTTCAGATATCCTTCTGGTTCGAACGCTATCCTGAAGTACGCCCGCATCAGCTCATTCAGGTGGTCTCTCCTACTGATGTATCTTGCAAAGACTTCCTCCTGGACAGGTTTCTCTTTTGAAAAATCAATTTTCAGGCCGGCCATGTCTTGAGAAAAATCATAATCCTGCCCCATTCTCAACCGGAAGTATTCCTCTAGCGCGATCATTGTCACTCTCGCCTGTTCTTCCGTGAGTGTGATCTTGTATGTTTTACTCATGTGTCACCTCCTGTTGTGTTGTCGTCCCGCGATATTATCGGCACGTACCGTGCACAGCAACACACATTATCGCTGCTCCCGTACAGATGGTCTTTGTCATAGGAGTCGCACGCTTCGTAGTTTTTCTCGCAGGATCTGCACAGATCCACCTCATTTCCACTTATCCTGAGCTCCATTTTCGCCTTCCTCTTCTTTCCGGTTGAGAAAATCTGCGAAAATCTGGGCAGATCTCTCACAATCAAACGACACAGGCTTCTTTTCTTTGTTTCTGGCCACGTAATATGTCGGCCCGTTCCTGCTGTTTTCGCTTTTTACAGTCCATCTCATCGTCGCACCTCCACAAAACCGATCATTTTCATTCCTCTTTTGCGAAGGCAGTGTTGGGTGTTACCACCCCTACACGCCTCACATATTTCCACTTACTCTCTTTATCTCTTTGATCCTGTTTTTTAGACGTGCCACGTTCAGCCCAGCTTCTGTAAGCTCTGGGTTGCTCGTCCGCAGCCCGCGTCTGGTCATCATCCCGTTCTCGGCCTGTGTGATCATCATGAGGTTGCTGATGTCGCAGTTCTCTTTGTTCCCATCCTTGAAAGTAATAACCATCCCTTTGGGTATCGGACCATTGTGTTCCTCCCACACTGCTCTGTGCAAAAACTCCCACCGTTCATTTTGTTTCCCTGTAAGCTGCTTTTTTCGGAGGACGTAGCCGTCTTTATTTTTGACGATCGCTCCTACCGGAAGCTCATTTGTGGCTTTTTGCCCTTTTTTAAACCTTGTAGCTTTGGATCTTTCGATGCCTTCCGGGGATATGAACTCAGTCTGTTTTTTCCCCTTGTTCCAGGATTTTCCGCCTTTGTTGTATTGTCCTGTCAGTCCCGACTGGATCCCGTGCTTTTTCCTAAATTGTTTCATACCGGATTCGGTCCAGTTCATCTTGAATTTTTCATTGCACATCTCCGCCATTTTTGCGGAGCTTACGCCTTTGGAATTGTCACGGATGAATTCATACATGCCTTCCGGGTACCGTGTCTGGTATTTCCAGTAGATCTCTTTTCGGTATTTCTTCCGGTCGTTGTAGTATTTGTGGTTGTTCCTGAATGCTTTCATGCTCGACGCCGAGAAGCTGGTCCCGAATATCTTGTTACATTCTTTCGCCAGATCTCTGTCTTTGAGTATCGGAGAGTTTTCCCTCACATATTTGTGTACTTCCTGCGGGTATGCTTTTCCCATTTCTCACCCCTTTAGCTCGAGCATCGTCGGCAGTCTGTGGTCTGTTGTGCTATATCCATACTCATCCATGTGTTTCATTGTCCTGTATGCGAGCTCTCCTGTCTGGATAATCTTTTCAGATACCTTTACCATCGTGTCCGCTTTTTTGATCTCACGATCCAGTTCTTCGCCAGTGATCTCATCGTCCATCAGCTTCTCTAGTTCCTCAAAAAGATAGTTATTGAGGTCAGTCAGCGTGTTTTTCACGTCATCGTCCTCCGCTTTCTTTATTTTCCGGTGCTTCCGAAGCCGTCAGCCCCTCTTTCTCCGCCTTCGATTTCGTCTACGGCTATCACGTTTGGAGTGATGATTGGAAGAATCACGAGCTGGCTGATCTTGTGTCCGCGTTCTATAATCATCATTTCGTCGCTGTGGTTGAACAGGACCACTCCGACTTCCCCTGTGTACCCGGCGTCGATTGTTCCTTCAGAGGTGAGCCCGTTCCAGGACATCAGTCCGCTTTTGCTCTTAAGCATCCCGACGTACCCTGTTGGGATCTCCACATGTACGCCGGTCGGAATCTTCGCCCTCGACCACGGCCTGAGCACCACCCTTATCGGTGAGCGCAGGTCCAAGCCGGCATCGGCTTCGTGTGCTCTTTCCGGGAGGAACGCTCCATTTTCCAGCTTGACCTTTATTACGGGCTCATCTCTGCTCGCTCCAAAAAGCGCCGCCATAATCATTCCCATGTTGGCTCCAATCAGGATCCCTCCAGAAATGCAAACCAGTGTTTTAATCATTTTTTCAGCTCCTTCACCATCTCTTCGATCGCGTAATGTTTGCCGGTCTTGCGGTAGTCTTTACCACTCACACTTTGTGGCACTCTGTATCCATCCATCAAAAGCCAGACCGCGGCTCCTTTGTTGTCTTTAGATACTACGATTCCTTTTTCTCCACTGCTGCCGATCACTTCATCTCCGAATTTTAAGATATCTTTTTGGCTTTTCATCGCCTTCACTATGTCGCCCGGTTCTTTGGTCAGAAGCAGATCTGTGAGAACGCCTACTCCATACGTTTCTATCCTCTCCGCATTCTTTTTTATATTGAAATCATAGATACTTGCCACCATGTCCTTCATTCCTTCTTGGCGCCCTTCTTCGAAGGCGTTATCCGTGATCTGCTTTATTGAAACTTTTTTGTCGAGTTGTTCACGCATCTGTATTCTCCTTTACCACAGCTCTCGCTGTTTCCATGATTTTTCTTGCTCCACCCGGAGGCCCTTCGTGCTGTCGATCATATTCTGCTAGGAGCTCAGCCCTGTCTACCAGATCCGCATGTGTTGGGATCACCACCAGCGGGCACCAGTCTGGTCTGATGTCGAAGGGCCTGTCATTGATGCTTACGTCCGTGTCGCTCATCTCGTCGGAAAGGCACGAGCAGAACCATATCCCGATTTCTTCCCCGAACGGCGCATACTTGAGCGTGCATTCCGCACAGCTTTTGGGCATCTTTTTCCCTCTGATCAGCAGGTCGCTCATGTCATTGCCCCTCCCAGGCATGTCTCTCCGATCACATATTCATTGGCCAGCTTATGCATGTACTTGAGCGGTGTTTTTGCCGCTGTTTCACCGCCATTGAAATACACAAATGCTCCGTCCGGTGTCAGGCGTTTAATCTTTCCGATCTCATACCTTTCGCCGTTCTGGTAGATAATGTATTCACCTTCCCTGAATTCACCCATTTTGTTCCTCCAACAAATCCTCATACCTGCTGCACCATTCGTGTGCCGGGCACGCTTGGCATTTCTCTTTGTATACATCCGTTTCCTGATTGCATTGAAAGCCACCGTATTTGACCATTGCGATTCTGTCGTCTGAATCAAACCAGTCCATTTCCGGCTTGCCCCTGTAGAATTGGTCGAGCCTCGGCGCTCTCACCGCTCGGATGTCTGTGTACTCCATATCCTCACAGGCGTCTGTCGATTGTGCCAGCACTTTTGCTTGACCTCTGGTCTCGGCGAACACAACCGCTGCTGTTACCGCCTCTATTGGATCGTCTACAATCCAGGCTTTCATTCCGTCACCCCACTGCCATGCATGCGATCATGTCGAGGTTGTAAAATGCAATCCACGCGCCCTTCTTTTTGATCACGAACAGGCCGTCGTTCACCTCGTAGTCGTCCCAGAGCTTCTGCGGGATGACGTCGCATTTGCCGTCCTTGAAATAGATTCTGATTTTCTGCTTTTTCCTTTTTGCCATTCTTCATCTCCTCCGTCGGTGTTATTCCGCATTCTCCTCATCGTTGTTGTAAATCTGTTCGATGTCCTGATCCAATTCATCAGCAGTGATCCTGATGGGCTTCAGCGTCTGCGGCATGAATTCCACTTCGTAAGCGTATTTGCTTACGTTCGTCCCGCTCACGTCCTCGACCGTATACATCGTCCACTCGTTGAGATAGATCAGGTGCTTCTGGTAAATGTTCCGCTTCCGGTCCACTTCCACGATCACGGAGATCTCGTTATGACCTTCATTCTGAATTGACATTTTTCCGGTCATCTGCATGATGCACTTGTCTGTTCTCATGTTGAACACTGTCAGCCGTCTTGTGACGTTGAAGTTGTCTGCCTGCTTACTGATGTTGTATGACACCCTGTCGGACTCTCTTACACCGCATCCACTTAATGCGATCAAAATTATCAGCACAACAGCTACCACGCACGTTGTTTTTGCTATGTATCTCATTCCGTCACCCCCTTGTAAGGTTCGGGCAATGGCATCCATGCGATGACATTACTAACCTCGCTCACGGTGTCATTAGTCCACTCCGTCCATCTGCCCTGATACCAACTGCACCAATCCACGAATCTCCCTGTCTCGGCGTCGAACGTACACCAATAATCATCTTCTTCTGTGGGAGTAGCTTCTGTCACTGGTATCCAGTGCGGTTCTGACAACGCACTAAACGCATTTCTGGTAGCGACAATAAGCGAATCTCTTTCTGTTGGTCTGTTCGCCAAAACATCGTCCAATATGCGGCACACCTTTTTGCATTGTTCTTCTCTAAGGCTCATTCCGCTTTCCTCTCATATCGAATATCTCCGTGTTTGATAATGCTACGGATCATCCAATCATAACCACAGAATCCTTTTGACTTCCGCTCTAGTTTTCTAGCTTCATTAGCTGTCATTCGTGTGGTTGTAACACAAGCAGTCCATCCATCATCCCACCTGTGATAGAACGACCTGTTCCAATACTCTTTTGGCACATCACATTCTCTGCGTGTCCGCACAAATAATTGTCCTTCTTGTGACCATTTGCCATTCCACGAACCTTTATTTGGCATTGATAATTCAAACACTATCATCCTGTTCTCCTCTCATGTCCGCTCCACAGTTGGGGCAGAACTTCCATCTCGGTTTGCCCATCACCGTATCCCGTGTGTTCTCTCCACATTCGGAGCAGTAAAACGGCACTCCACCGAAGATTGCATCGGCAGAAATCCATCTTCCCCTCTTCGGTTGTGCGGACGGCAACTCTTTTATCTGCTCCGCGTACCATGACGGATAGTGTGGTTCCGGTGGCTGTCCGAGAATAGTATCTATTGCCACCTGTCTGCTTATACAGTCCGTGCCAATCGG